AACATTAAGCAAAAAGAGGAATGGATAGCGTTGTTTAAAAAGCATAAATTTGATTACTTGCAAGATGCCAAGGATGTGTGCAGCTGGGGAATGATTTTTAAAAAGAAACAAAATATGTAAATATTTGTTACATTTGTATATCCTTTGGACGGAGTGATAGCTATCCAAAGGAGCATGAAGCAAATCTTTGTTTCACCTTAAGCCAGTAGTCTATCACCTACTGGCTTTTTTTTTATAACTTATGCAAATATTAAAGGAACTTGAAGTCTTAATCCCACCTTTAACAAGTGAGGAGTTTAAGCAATTGGAACGCAATATTCTTGAAGAAGGAATCCGCGACCCATTGGTAACATGGAATGGCATCTTAGTCGATGGACACAACCGTTACAGGATTGCCCAGGAATACGACATTGACTTTGTTACAGTGGAAAAGGAATTTGCCGACATAAACGCGGTAAAGGAATGGATGATTAATAATCAATTTGGAAGAAGGAATTTAAACAATTACCAACGAAGCGTTTTAGCCTTGCAACTTGAAGACGTGTTTAAGGCGAAGGCAAAGGAAAATTTAGGTAAAAATCAATATAGCTCTCCGCAGAAATCTGCGGAAACCAAACCAATTGAAACACGGCAGGAAATTGCCAAAGTTGCCAACGTTTCACATGATACCATAAGTAAGGTAAAGAAGATTGAAGCCACTGCCTCACCGGAAATCAAGGAAAAGGTAAGCACAGGGCAAATAAGTATAAACGAGGCATATAAGGAAATAAAGAAGGAAGAGGTAGAATCGAAAAGAAAAGAAATTAGAGAAACATTTGAAAAGCAAGATGTAGAAGTTAAGGATAAAAAATATAGAATTATTTATGCTGACCCACCATGGAAATATGGCAACGCTATGCCAGAGTATGTAACAGAGCCACAGGATTACTATTTACTAATGAACACAGAGGATATATGTGCAATGCCTATAAAAGATATTACTGAAAAAGATGCAGTTTTATTTTTATGGAGTACATCTCCACATTTACCAGAAGCGCTGGAAGTAGCTAAAGCATGGGGATTTACCTATAAAACTACTTTTATTTGGGATAAAATAAAGCATAATATGGGGCATTACAATAGTGTAAGACATGAAATATTATTAGTATGTACTAAAGGAGCTTGTACTCCAGATGTAAAAAGATTGTTTGATAGTGTAGTAAGCGAAGAAAGAACTGAACACTCTAAAAAGCCTAATGTGTTTAGAGAAATTATAGAAACTATCTATACTTATGGCAATAAGATAGAATTATTTGCAAGAGAAAGTCCTGAAGGATGGGATGTATTTGGTAATCAAACTAATAAATAATATGTACGAAGGTAATAATAAGCATAAAGATTCCATGGAAATAGGTCATCAATTTCAAGATTTTATAATTAATCAGTTTATTATAAAATATGGAATTGTTATATCTATTTATTCAAGTAGGAAATATCAATTTGATATTGGTGAAAGTAGGCAAGGTTTTGAAATTAAATACGATGCCAGAAGTACTGGAGATAGCACTCATGTAAAATGTACTCCAACAAATTTAGTTGCAATAGAGGTATATGAAAAAACTAATGCAAATAATACAGATTGGGTTAAGTCTGGTATTTTAAGAGATGACAATACTACTTTTTACATTATTGGAAATTATCATAAAGCATGGTGGATAGAAAAGAAAATATTACAACAGGTTTATAATTTTCAAAAATACGAAGTAAAACAAACAAGAGATACTATTAAGTCATTATTGATTCCTATAGATTATATGGATGCAATAAGTATAGACACATTGATATTTAATAGTAATTTAGGAAGACAATCAAAATTAGGATTATGAAAGAAAATAGAGATTTTAAAGGTGTTTGGATTCCAAAAGAAATTTGGCTTAATAATGATTTATCTATAATAGAAAAAGTCTTGTTAGTTGAAATTGACTCCCTGGATAACTCTGACCGCGGCTGTTTTGCCTCTAATGAATATCTTGCAAAGTTTGTACAACTTTCTGAAGGTAGAGTAGCTAATATTATTAGCGATTTAAAAAAGCGTAAATTTATTATTCAAGTGTTTTTTGATGGCAGAAATAGAGGATTAAGGATTAATAAAAGTGAAAGCAGCTTTAACGAAAACGTGAAAGCTGAATCAACGAAAACGGGAAAGCAGCCTACACAAAAACGTGAATATAATAATACAGAGAATAAAACAAGTAATAATACAATAGATAAAGGTTGTGAATTTGAAAATTCACTGCCAAAAACAGATATTAATAATCCTTTTAAAAGACAGTCAATTCTTGACGATATTTCTTATGAGCAAAAAATAAAAGAAAGAAAAATTGTTGCGGAGCAAAAAGAAAGAAAAGAAAAACAACCCTCCGAAACCTACTCCGCCTTCGCCACTTTCTGCTCTACCTATGAACGCTTAGCCGGTGTAACTTATCCCTCTGATAATGGCAATTACATCATGACAGCAAAGGATGGTGCAAATTGTAAAAAATTAGTGCAATGGCTTAAAAAGGTAAGCGCAACGGAGCAAGGTGCGGAGGAGATGGTTGCAACATTCACAACTGCTGCCTGGCAGATAAGCGATAAATGGCTGAAGGCTAATTTTACTATAAGCAATATTTACTCCCAAGCCAATAACATTTATACTAAATTTATGTACGACAACCCGGTAGCTAAGGAGAAAAGAAGGCAGGATGAAATTGATAAACTTGTAAATGAATTTACGTTATGACACATGGATAGTTATTTAGTGGAATAGGAGGTTTTGATTTAGCTGCTGAATGGATGGGATGGGAAAACGTATTTCATTGTGAAATTGCTGAGTTTCCAAGAAAAGTATTAAAGTTTCACTTTCCAAAATCAATATGTTATGAAGACATCAAAAAAACAGACTTTACAAAACACAGAGGAAAAATTGACATTATTTCCGGTGGATTCCCTTGCCAACCATACAGTAACGCTGGGAAGCGAAAAGGCAAGGAAGATGACCGTCACCTCTGGCCAGAGATGCTACGAGTTATTCGCGAGGTACAACCACGTTTCGTCGTGGGCGAAAACGTTAGTGGATTGCTTACTTGGAACAACGGAATGGTATTCCACGAAATTATTACTGACTTGGAAAATGAAGGATATGAGACACAAGCGTTTCTTATTCCAGCTTGTGCCACGAACGCCCCACACAGAAGAGACAGAATTTGGTTTGTTGCCCACTCCAACAACACAAGAACCAACGAGCATATGCAGTTTGACGGAAAACGGGAGGAGAATGACAAACAATGGAGAGGACAGTCACAGTTTGAATATTGGAAGAATGGCAGCGATGGGATTACTTCCAACTCCAATGGCGCAGAACAGAGAAACGACATTGGAGAAAACATTGGAGAGAAAGGAGAAATACGGTGGGGAAAAGAGAGCAATGTATTTGGAGAATTACGCAGCGATGGGATTACTACCGACTCCAATAGCAAGCGACATACATCATACGGAAAGAGTAAAAGCATTGAAGGAAACTGGAGCGGAAACAATAGGGAGCAGAAAGAATGGAGCGAACAGACCGAACGGATTAACGGATTGGATGGACTTTCACGGATTACTACCGACTCCGACAATGGGAGCGGATTGTGCAACACAGTACAAACAAGGAGGACGGAGTTTGAAGAATTACATGATTCACCATCAAATGCTACCGACACCGATGGCATCAGAGGGAACAAAGATGAGTGGAGGATTGACAGAGAATCAGATGTCATTAACCAAAATGGCGAGGCAAGGGATGTTTTGCACACCAACAACACAATCAAGCCGGGGGAATACATCGGACAAAAGAGGCAAGGGCAATTTGACGGACCAGATAGCAGAATTAGAATTAACAACTTCGAAAACTTCCCAACTTAATCCCCTATTTGTGGCGGAGATGATGGGATTTCCACCGAACTGGACGGTATTACCTTTTCAAAGTGGCGAAACGAATCAATCAAAGGATATGGAAATGCCGTAGTGCCTCAAGTTGTTTACCAAATTTTTAAAGCAATAGAACAAAGTATATTATGAGACCAAAAGAAAAAGCCGCTGAACTTTTCACCCACTACCACAACCTCATCCAGGAACAAGGCGGTGAACTTGGACAGGAGATACTTGTATCGATCCTGGCAAGGCAATGCGCTATATATGCGGTAGGGTTATTAATAAAAGAAACATTAGAACTTTCAAAAGAATATTCTAATAATTTTATATACATATACTGGTTAAGGGTACAAGAAGAATTAGAAAAAATGTAAATAAACCTAAAAACTATGAACAGAACGGAATAC